AGTTTAAATTTATTACCAATTTACTGAAATACCACCTACGGGTGGTATTTTTTATGGTTAACTCGGACAGGACAAGGTATAAATACTCCAATAACAGGAGATATTCGATGTCATCAATCACAAACCGAGCAGATTTTAAAACTTATTGCCTGCGCCGACTAGGTTTTCCCGTTATCGAAATTAACGTGGATGATGACCAGGTCGAGGATCGTATCAATGATGCGCTTCAATATTTTACGGATTACCATTTTGATGGTACACAACAGGTCTATTATATACATTTATTAACACAAACCGATGTTGATAATAAGTACCTTGATTTTAGTGATACTAAAGATGCCAATGGATACTCATTGGAGATTGTTGGGGCTACCAAAGTATTTCCTATCTCCGATTCACAATCCAATGTTAATATGTTTGACCTTAGGTATCAATTGAGGTTAAATGAATTATATGACTTTACCTCTGCTTCCTATATCAACTATACATTAACTCAACAACATTTACGTTCATTGGAACAGATGTTTACAGGTGAAGTTCCTATTCGATACAACCGTCATATGAAGAAGTTATTCATTGACTGGAATTGGGGAGATTATAATGCTCCTGTCGGACAAGCGGTAATTGTTCAATGTTATGCAACAATCAATCCAGATGTTTATACCTATATTTGGGACGATAGATTTTTGAAAGAATATGCCACTCAATTGATTAAACGAGATTGGGGCAATAACCTATCAAAATTTGCCGGACTACAATTACCAGGTGGAGTTACTTTGGATGGTAAAACAATTCAAGCTGAAGCAGCTGCAGAAATTGAACGCTTAGAAAAAGAAATGGAAAATTCTTACGGCGGCGTAATGGAATTTTTCATGAACTAATATGGGAACAAATCACTATTTTAACAATTACGGAAGTTTGCCTGAACAAAGAGTCATTGAGGATCTTATTGTAGAATCCATCAAGGTTCAAGGATTTGAAGCGTATTACTTACCCAACGATAACGATGCAGCTCGAGACCTTCTCTTTGGTGAAGATCCAGTCAAACGATTTGAATCGGCATTTCCTATTGAAATGTACCTTAGTAACTCATTAGAGTACGGTGGTGAGAAAGAATTCTTTTCTAAATTTGGACTTGAGATTAAAAATACAGTTCAAGTGGTTCTTTCCAAAAGGTCATTCACCGAAAGAGTTCCACAAAATACTTTTACAAGACCAAGAGAAGGTGATTTAGTTTATATCCCTTTCCTCAATGGCACCGGTGAGTTATATGAAATCAAGTTTACTAATCAAACAAAAGATTTCTTCATGTTGGGTAGAAAAGTTCCTTATTTCTATGAATTGGAAATGGAGAAATTCAAATACTCACAAGAGATTATTACTACAGGTGTTGCAGATATTGATTCTGTTGTTACCGATTCTGCTTACACATTGCACCTTAATGTTGGTGCAGGAACAGGAACATACAACATCAATGAAATCGTATACCAATCAGCAGATTCAACATACGCAAATGCTTCTACTGTTGCTATTGTACAATCCTGGATTCCTTCTTCTAACACACTTTCTGTGTCCAATATTGCCGGTGAGTTTATTGACTCCCAATCAATTATTGGCCAACGATCCGGAGCAACTTACTCCTTAACTTCATTTGATCCGCTGAATACTCCTGCTAATAAAGAGGTATACGACAATGAATATATTGCTAACTCTGCTTACACAATTACGGATTTTTCAGAAATCAATCCATTTGGAACAATCTAATGGCTAATACCACCTATAATCGAATTGTTCGTAAACTCGTTGTTGGATTTGGAAACTTATTCAATGATATCACATTAGTTCGATATAATCCGGATGAATCAGAAGCACAACGATTTATTGTTCCAATTGCTTATGCAGCTAAAGAGTTGTATGTTCAGCGTTTACAAGGTGATTATAATTTAGATAAAAAAACTCAAATGACTTTACCCCGTATGTCGTTTGAAATGAATGGCCTTACATACGATGCATCAAGAAAACAGAATACTAATTTCAAATCATTTGCTCAAACAACCAATGGTGTTGTTTCTCAATACAATCCAGTACCATATAACTTTGATTTTGATTTGTGTATCTATGTTCGTAACATTGAAGATGGTACTCAAATAATTGAACACATACTTCCTTATTTTACACCAGACTACACAATCAAATTAAATTTAGTTCCTGAAATGGGTGTAGTTAAAGAAATACCTGTCGTATTAAATTCAGTTACTTCTGAAGTTTCTTATGAAGGTCCTAGAGATACTGATCCTAGAATGATTGTATGGACATTAAATTTCACGGTCAAAGGATATGTGTTTGGCCAAATCTCTACGGCAGGTTTAATTAAAACATCAATTACAAATATTCTCAATGATATTACTGCTGCTGATTCTGTTGTGTTTACTATGGGTAATACAGGAGTTGGAACATATCAAGACGGTGAAATTGTTTATCAAGGGTATTCTGTTAAATCAGCAACGGCTACGGCCAAGGTAGTTCTTTGGTCAAACAATCTATTAACACTTACCAACATTAATGGTAATTTTGTTTCTTCGCAACCGGTTATTGGTGTGAGTACAAGTGCAAACTATTTGTTTACATCATATCAATTACAACCAATGAATTATGCACAAATTGTGATTACTCCTAATCCTTCCAATGCTAATGCCAACACTTTGTATACATATACCACCAACATAACAGAAACACCTAAAATAGCAAACACTTATCCAAGTACTTAATATGAATAATTTTGATAAAAATATGGCAGAAATTTTTGATGTAACACCAACTATTAAAGAGGAGTTACCTGTTGTGGTTAAATCTACACCACTATATAATGCACCAGATTTAGAACAAGATTTAGGTGATGCTTATCAACAATCCCGTGAAAATCTTCAAGGTATTATCGACCAAGGCAAAGAAGCCATGGAAGAAATTTTGAATATAGCAAAAGCAGGACAACATCCAAGAGCTTTTGAAGTATATGGCACACTACTTAAAAATGTGGTGGATGCCAATAAAGAATTGATTGCAATGCAAAAACAAATGCGTGATATGAACGGTAAAAAAGAAGTAACAAATACCACAATAGATAAAGCAATCTTTGTGGGTTCTACTGCTGACTTAGGTAAATTACTAAAAGATAATGGCCACAAATAAATCAAGTTATCGTGATAATCCCCTACTCAAACGGGTAGGCGTTAAAGTCAATTACACACAAGAACAGTTTGATGAATACGTCAAGTGTGCTCGTGATCCAATCTATTTTTCCAAATATATTAAAATTATTACCCTTGATGAAGGTTTAGTTCCTTTTGAAATGTATGATTTTCAACAGGACATGATTCGTACTTTCCACAATAATCGTTTTGTTATTACTAAGTGTCCTCGTCAGGTTGGTAAGGCCTTAGACATTGAAACTCCTATACTAACAAATAATGGTTTTATTAAATTAAAAGAAATTACTGTCGGCGATATCATATATGGACCTGATGGAAAACCAACTAAAGTAACTTTTATAACAGAAATTATGGAAAATAGACCATGTTATTTGGTTACTTTTTCCAATGGCGATACAATTATTGCGGATGAAGAACACTTGTGGACAGTTAATTCACAAAATTGGAATACCAAAAATAAAACATTAACAACAAAAGAAATAATACCTTTTCTTGAACATTCTAATAGACCGTATATAGATTTTACAGAATCAATTAATTTTGATGAAAAATTTTTAGAAATTGACCCATATACTTTAGGTGTTTGGTTAGGTGATGGTAGTGCATCCGATGGAAGATTTACTTGCCATGTTGATGATTTGAATTTTTATAAAAATAAATTTAATATAAAAAGTACCTATATTGATAAAAGAAATCAAAATGTTTCTTTGAATAATATAGAAGGACTATTTTGTAAATTAAGATTATTAGGGATATTAAAAAATAAACACATACCTAAAGAATACTTATTTTCCTCAAAAGAACAGAGGATTGAATTAATAAGAGGTTTAATGGACACGGATGGTTCCGTCAGAAAACAAAATGGTGGTTGTGAATTTTATCAAAAAAATGAAAAACTAATAGACGATTTTAGATATTTATTATCGTCCTTAGGAATAAAATCAACCAAATTAAATAAAATAGTAGATGGAAGAATATATTATTCTGTTAATTTTACTACCGAAATTTCAGTATTTAATTTACCAAGGAAAAAGATATTACAAAAATGTAAAAATCATCCAAAAAATAAAAGGTTATATTTTGATTCAATAGAAAGTATTGATAGTGTTCCTGTGAGATGTTTGCAAGTGGATAATGAAGATCACTTATTTTTAGCAGGAAACACATTAATTCCTACACACAATACTACCACAGCAGTAGCCTATCTTCTCTGGACAATTCTGTTTCAAGATTCACAATCAATTGCTGTGCTTGCTAACCGAGGTAATACTGCTCGGTCAATTCTTGGTAAACTTCAATTGGCTTATGAAAATCTGCCAATGTGGATGCAACAAGGTGTTGTTGAATGGAACAAAGGTCGTGTTGAATTAGAAAACGGATCAGTTATTATTGCTGACTCTACATCTTCAGCAGCTTCTCGTTCCGGTTCGTTTAATATTGTGTTCCTTGATGAGTTTGCTTTCGTACCTTCCAATATTGCTTCTGAATTTATTACCTCAGTCTATCCTGTGATTACTGCTGGTACTAAAACAAAAATTATTATTGTTTCTACTCCTAATGGTATGAATCTGTTTTATAAGATTTGGATGGATGCCGTTAATAAACGAAACAATTATGTTCCCTTTGAAATTCATTGGTCTCAGGTTCCTGGTCGTGATGAAGCATGGATGGAAGAAACGATTAAGAATACCAGTCAACGGCAATTTGATCAAGAATTTAACACACAATTTTTGGGAAGTTCCAATACACTCATTTCTGGTCTAAAACTTCAACAATTAATATATCAAGAACCGGTCACGGAACACGATAAGGTGAAGATTTATAAACCTCCAATTAAAGGTGATGATGATAATGTAAAAGATCACCTGTACGCAATTGTGGTTGACGTAGCAGAAGGAAAAGGACTAGATTGTTCTACATTTTCGGTGATTGATGTTTCAGCAACACCTTATGAACAAGTTGCAACTTATAGAAGTTCTTCAGTTTCACCCATACTATTCCCTACCGAAATCTTTAATGCGGCAGTTCTATATAATAATGCTTATGTTTTAGTTGAGATAAATAACACACCACAGGTTGCTGATATTCTACACCAAGATTTGGAATATGAAAACCTCTGGAAAGTATTCACAGGTAACAAGAAACCACAACAACTGTCGGCCGGCTTTGCTAGAGGTGTACAGTTAGGTCTTAAAATGTCACCTCAGGTTAAAAGAATTGGTTGTTCTAACCTGAAAACCTTGGTTGAAGGTGATAAGTTAATCATTAATGACTTTGATACCATATCTGAATTAACCACTTTTGTGGCTAACAAAAATTCATTTGCTGCTGAAGCTGATGCAAATGATGATATGGTTATGGGTTTGGTGATGTTTGGATGGATATCAACTCAAAAGTATTTCAAAGAGATTGTTAACCACGATATACGGAAACAACTTCAACTTGAGAATATGAATCAGGTTGATGAGTTAACACCACCAGCACCTATGGTGGATGACGGTCTAGAGCATCCTTTTGATGTTTTTGACGGTGATGTTTGGGAAAAAGCAGATGGTAGAGAAACATATTCTGCTTATTTCAGAGAAATACAGAGGTAAAACTCTAAATATGACGTTACATAAATATGATAATGGTATAATAATTGCCAATCAACGAAAATATTCAAGGAGATAACAAATGGCATTTCAAATCTCTCCAGGCGTATCAGTTTCAGAGGTCGACTTAACAACAGTCGTTCCTTCGGTACTAACTACAGCCGGTGCTTATGCAGGAGCCTTTCAATGGGGCCCAGCAAATACAAGAGTTCAAGTTACAAGCGAAATAGATTTAGTTAACTATTTTGGTGGTCCAGACAGCAACACTGCAACTTCATTTTTTACCGCTGCTTCTTTCTTGGCTTACGGAAATAATTTGCAAGTAGTTCGTGCTTGTGATTCAACTTGCTTAAATGCGGATTCAGGAGCTGGTACAAACATCAGTATGCCTAATAAATCCACTTTTCAGGCTACATATTTAAACCAAAACAATAGTAACACACTTGGTGCTTTTATTGCTCGTTACCCTGGTGCTTTAGGTAACTCTTTATCTGTTTCTGTTGTTGACGCAGGTTTAAGCCCATTTAGTAGCTGGACATATGCAAATTATGTTAATGGAGCCCCAGGAACATCAGCTCAAGCAGTTGCTGCTAATGGTGCCGGCACATATAACGATGAGTTACATATTGTTGTTATTGATGCTGGTGGATTATTTACTGGTAATAAAGGTCAAGTATTGGAAGTTTTTCAATATGTATCTAAAGCTTTGGATTCTAAAGATTCTTTAGGCAATTCAAATTATTACAAAAATGTATTGTTTAACAATTCCAAATACGTTTACGCTATTGATCCAGTAAATTATGTTACTACTGCAACTACATGGGGATTACCTCTTGCTGGTACAACATATGCAACACTTACTACAGCAGTTCTTTCCACTTTATCTGGTGGTGTTACCACAACTCCATCCGATGCTGCTAAAACCGTTGCATATAGTTATTTCACCAATGCTGATGAAGTTGATGTTTCATTGGTTATAACTGGTGATGCTAGTGTAACAGTTCAACAATATGTAGTTGATAGTATTGTAAATTCTCGTAAAGACTGTGTAGCATTTGTATCTCCTCCATCTTCTGCTGTTGTTAATCAAGCCGGTTCTGAGGTTACTAATATTACTACATGGAATACATCGTTAGCTCGTTCAACATCATATGCTTTTGCTGATTGTGGTTGGAAGTATATGTTTGACAAATATAATAACACATACCGTTGGATTCCTTTAAATGGTGATATGGCTGGTCTTTGTGTATATACCGACAATGTTCGTGATGCATGGTGGTCTCCTGCTGGTTTTAACCGTGGAAACTTAAAGAATGTTGTTAAGTTGGCATGGAATCCAAACCAAACACAACGAGATTCGTTATATTCTTTAGGTATTAATCCTGTTGCAACATTC